AGGAGCCGGAATACATTCACCATATGTCTCCCCTATAACACCACCCTCATTTGTCTGTATTGTCGGTAAATTCCAACTATATGTTTGTGATGTTTCGCGCTCATTTACGTTGTTGACAGAGTTGAGATGGAAAACAGAATTAATAATCTTCCCACCAACTGTCATAACAAGGCCAGATGCTAATCCAGCAAGAAACCTTGACCCCCATGCGGCTTTCATCACCCATCCAGCAGCAGATGCACCGGCAAATGCAAGACCAATAGTTGCAATGACACCAAACCATTTTTTAAAGCCATGCTCTATAAGAGGCATAATAATAATTTCATTCCCATCCTGCGGGAAACAATGTTCAGGGCGTTCGATTCGCACACCATTTAAAAACGCTTGTTTTTGTTCAAGATTCTCAATGTATTTATATAATGTTTCACCTGTACATGCGACTTCTCGCATAGTTTTAGTACGTAAATCAAAAGGGTTTTTAACCTCAATTATTCTTATCATAAGTTTCTCCCGGCACATAATATCCAACAATAAACGGATCCCATCTTTTTATCCGATCAATTGTCACTCCTTTACCTACTGCTGAATGGATAAACTCATATTCATTGATACATACTCCCACATGCGATGCCCATCCATCAAACGAAGAAATAACAATAACGCATCCGGCAATAGGCTCTTTGATTTCTTTCCACTCTTTTTTCTCTGTATTAACAATTCCACTTATGTTTTCTTCTGTAGAATTATCAAATGAGATAGGATAGTCATTTAATGTAATACCCTGCCGCCGATATATTTCCATGACAAGTCCCCAACAATCATATGCATCGTTGCCGCGTCCACCATTTTTATATGCTTTCCCAACTAAATCCTTATATTCCATTGGAATTCATCCCTTCTTCTCCGCCAAATCTTGTCGGTATGCGGCAAGTTTCAAGTGTATTATTACAGGGAGTTGCGTTACCGGCATAACCGCAACGGCATGATTTAAAACGGTATGGGCAATAGTGAGCCATATAAGTACATGCAGGGAATTTAGACGCAGCTTCAGGAGATGCTCCAAGAGTAAATTGTATCCATTCTTCGCCGTAAGATGTTTTGTTTATTTCAAAATCCAATTTGATAAGTGGCTTGTTAATATGAAGCATTGAATAGTGGATTGCATAGATAGTGACTTTTGCGTCCGTAAATCCTTTAAATTTATGTACATATTGCTGAAGTATACCACCAAGGTTAGAAACCCCCCAATTCACTGTAGGAAGTGTTTTCCCATCAGTGTGGATATCTCCAATAGTCATCGGATAGGCAATCCACGTTTTGCCATCCCACATTATATCTTCATTATTTCGAGCAAGGTATATTGGTTCTGCAACACCTTCTATAATCATCTTGAATAGAATAATAAACGGCTTATCATTTGCCAGTTTATTTTTTTCAAGAATGGCAGCTAATGGCCATATAAGCATCTATTTATACCTCCTCAAATGTAAGTGACCCTCTATATCCATACGGAAAATCATAGACAAAAGAAAACTGCCCGGAAAAACGGACAGTATATTCTTTCTCATCTAATGGATTATTCCATTGAAACTGCATGGCTGTGGTTACTTGTTTGTAAAACTCTTCCAGCCTTGTATACTCCTCTTCTGTCAGATGCGTCCATACAAATGTCCATGAAGAAATTGTTCTGCTATTCCGCGGACGGGTAATTTTATATCCCCCGTCCGTTTCTGATTTAATCGTTGAATCGGAAATCACTTTTGTATATGTATTTCCGCTATTTGTTGCAAACGGATATACAGGAACTCCAATATCAGGAAATCTATATGCCATGTAATCACCTCAACATTTCTTTTAACGTATCAAGAGATCCGTCTTTGTTCTTTGATAATGCCCCTATTGTAATGTTCACCATTTGCCCTTCAATATCTCCAATGCCACCGCTTTCTGCTCGTACTTCTTCCGAACTGTAATTATTGATATTGATAATAGGGACACCGCCAGTTCTCCCCATCTTATTTGCAATGCCATTTGCCAGTTCCCCAAATGTAGAACCATTGAGTGGGAGTATAGCTTCTCTGGATTTACCTTCACCAATCAGTCCAAGTGTTGGAGCAGTAACAAGCCCGCCATCCGCAAACTTAGGAAGGACAGACCTAATAGCAGGTGTCCAATCAAAAGACATATTAGCGGTGGAACCGCCGCCTCCACCGCCGATTCCAAAAATATTGCCTATTAATCTTGCGGCGGCAGCTTTAGCCGCAATCTGTACGATGGTTTTCAAAATCATTTTGCCGACATTTTCTGCTAATTTCCCAACGTTCTGAATATTGTTCCCGAGGTCTGCAAATATACTGGAAAGGCCGGAAGTCCATCCGGAAACCGCTTCAGCAGTCATCTCATTCATACTCTTATTTGATTCAAGCCACAGGTCATAAAATGCCTGTAACTTTTTTGTTTCTCCTTCCCATTCCATATACGCTTTTCCATCAGCGCTATTCATAAGACTATTTAACCGGCCTGTTTTGTGATTCTGAATGGCATAGCTGGCCTGTTTTGAGAAAGAGTCACGATAAGCATCAGCCCGCTTCTTTGTGGCTTCTTCAACTTTAGCTGTGTACTCATCCTCAACTGCTTTCAATGCTTCCACATCATCTTTTTTTCGTGATACTTCTTTTAGGCGTTCCTCACGTTGGCGATTTAGTGAATTTATAGTGGCTTCATATTCAGCGTCAGCAAGAGCTTTATAATCCCCTATCACTTCCGCATTGGTTTTCTTTGTTTCATAGGTGATAGCGTCCCATGCTTCCTGCCATTTTTTGACCAGTTTATTTTGTAAAACCTTTTCATATTCTCCAAGCTCAGATTCCAATAGAGAAATAGCCTCTTTAGGCAGTCCAGCATTTGAGAGCTTATTGATCTCCGCTTGCTTTTTTCTGATATTTTCTGCAATTTCATTCATTCCTGACATATATGATGATTGTGTTTCTTTTGTGATTTCATCATTCATAGTTTGGAAAAGCCGCATAGCTTCTTCTTTTGCCTGTTCCAATTTCTTAAGAGAGTCACTTACCGTTTTCCCGTTTGCGTCAACTGTACTCATTATTGTTTTACCGCCGGTATATTCAGATACGGATCCATACCCAAGCGGGTTCCCGAACCATGCATTGCCCTCTTCCATACTCCCACGATGAACACCACCGGAAGAGTTACGCGCTATATACTCACCGTTACCAGCATAAATACCTACATGATTTTGCCAATCAATCATATCTCCTACATGTGGAACATATCCATCACCTGCAGAATGGTAAGCCGTGCCAAATTGATTGACTAAATCATTACCATTTACAGAGTTAATTCCCTGTATTCCTGCTTCCTGATAAAGAGCCGATACGAAAGCAGCGCACTGAACACGGGCATCTTCGACAAGCGGGGACATCCACTGTTCCCCCTCAGGATGAGATGCCGCCAAATCAGCAACAACTTGACCTATAGGGATTTCTACTTTATACGTTTTCTCTGCTTTCTCTTCTGACTTGCTCTTTTTAGAACCTGCCCCAATTTCATTGAGCATGTCTCGTATTTGATTTTGTAGTGATTTCATGTCAAATGATGAATTTCCAAATTCATCATTACCATATTTTTTATGTAACGCTTCTGAATTAGCATTAGCTTCTGCATATTTTTCATCCCATGCAGCTTTGGCGGTTTCCACTTCTGCTTTATCATAAACATTCATAATTGTGCCGTTTTCTTTTCGGCGAAGCATGGTATTATTTCGTTTACTGTAATAGTAGTCTTTTCCGTTTACATTAACATATTGTGCTTCTTCTGCTTCTTTTTTATCAGCCTGATGAAATTCATATAATTTTGTAACTGCAAATCCTATTGCTGCCCCAACACCAATCCATCCACCAGCTAATCCCCATACCATTCCAAGAGCATTTCTGATAGCAGATTCAGTTCTCCCTAATGCAGCAACACTGATAGCACTAGCAGAAACAGCTTTTTGGCCAGCGTTTGCATGCGCTGCCCCAAGAAGAACTGCTCCTTGTGTTGCATTTTTAGTCGTGGAAACCGTCGTAGCAGCTGCAGCATTAGCTGTCGCAAAAGCACCTGTCATGCTTGTACGTATTTTAGCTGCTGAGGCTTCAGATGCAAGTCCAATCCTTGCCATCTGTTCTGAAATGAATGTAGCCGACTCTTCAGCGCTTAAATTCATTGTCTGTGCGGTTTTAATAGCTTCTGTCCGCATTTTTGCAAACTGCCGTTCATTTGCCGCAATAGACCTATTTATAGCTCTTTCCTGTGAGGCTGTAAGCGCCGACTGTTCAACAGTTCCTAATACGCCAAAAGCTGATGAGAACGCAGATACCTTCATATATCCAGCTCTCGCTACTTTTAACGCTTCATATATTGCAATCAGCTTTACCAATGTTGTTGTAAATTCTGCAATCTCGGTTTTATTTTTATTGATAAATTCTGCTGAGCTTTTAAGTAATGGAATGATTTCAGGCAACAATTCTTTAGCAAGCGGTGCAAGTGCACTGCCAGATACGAGTTGTAGCTGTCCAAACTGTAACTCCATTTCTTTAAGTTCAAGACTCATCTTTTTCATTTCATCAGGATCTATCCCAATCCCTTTGATTTCAGATGCAAGTTTTTTAGCTTCTGTATATTTCTGTAACGTCGGGATGAGTGCCATGCCACGGGTGCCAAGTGTGTTCATTATGAATTCTTGCGCTTCACCCGCCGCCTGTGCCTTTCTATATCCAACAGCAAGATTTTCCAGCTGCTGATTAATGGGAAGTAGCTTCCCTGACGCATCTGTAACAGAAACGCCGAATATATCCATTACCCGCTTTGCACGTTCTGATTCATCACTGCTCCCCTGTAGTGACTTATCAAGCCTCATAATGGTCTTAGCCGTGGCGTCAACATCCCCACCTGTTATTTTCATTATTTTAGAGAAATTACCAGCTTCAGCCGCTGACATTTGATAACGTTCCATTAGATCATGGAGC